AACATCGTGTTCAGTAGTCCAAGTAAATCCAGAGTTAGAACACTGCAATCCATTGGAAGAGGATTGCGTAAGAGTGACAGTAAAGATAGCGCTACCCTATTCGATATAGCCGATGACTTCACATATAAGTCAAAACGCAACTTCACATTATCTCATTTTATGGAACGGATAAATATCTATAATGAAGAACAGTTTGATTATGAGATAAACAGGATAAGAATAAAATGAACAAAATTATAAAACTGTCCAGTGGTGAAGAGATTGTATGTAAAATAGTTGAGCGTGAACACAATAGAAGTTATGAAATAGAAAATCCTCTAAAAATTCACACTGTCCCTAGAGTTACAAATGATGGAATTGAAGAGTCAATATCTCTTCAGAAATGGATTCATTTTGCAGAAGAACAAGTCTTTCTTCTAGAAAAAAATAAAGTAATGGTAATCGCTGAGGCCTCTTATGGATTATCTAAATTTTATGAATATTGTATTAGTAGAATGAATGCTGAGCATTCTGATATTGGAGAAGAACCTTCTGATGAAGAACTCAAAGAAATTGAGAATGAAGAATTAGAAGAAATGTTTGAAGGATACAGTGTTAATAGTAAGCTATTACATTAACTCATTCTCAAACCCAGCATAGCGAATATACCGTCTTGTCAAGAGAAAGTCAATAAGTTTTTGAAAAAAAAATTGCTTATTGACATTCATAACAAGATATAGTATTATGTATGAATAGTTGCAAATATATGCAACAATATATGTGGAGTAATTATGGCTAAAAGAAAAACTGGCGTTCACTATGTAAACAACGCCGAATTCCTAGAAGCGATGAAGGAATGGAAAGCACGATGTGCAGAGGCAGAAGAAGAGGGTGACCCACAACCACCTGTGTCCAACTACATCGGCGAATGTTTCCTTAAAATCGCAAATCATTTGTCTTATCGACCTAACTTTATCAATTACACTTACAGAGATGAAATGATTTCTGATGGTATTGAGAACTGTCTGCAATATGCAAGCAATTTCAATCCAGAGAAGTCAAAGAATCCTTTTGCGTATTTTACACAAATTATCTACTATGCATTCATTCGTAGAATTCAGAAAGAGAAGAAACAACAACATGTTAAACACAAGATTATTGAGAACATGAATGTTGACATCCTTGCAGATGGTGATGATATGGATCAGACTGCATATGTGGATTATCTTCAGAAGAACTTTCTACCTGCTGAGGCTGTTTATAAACCAAAGAAAAAGAAGTCTAAAGAACCTAAAGGACTTGAACAATTTTATGATGAAGGTGAAGAGATAGATGAAAATAGCGCTGATAACTGATACACACTTCGGCGCTCGCAATGATAACCTAGCATTCAACGACTACTTCTACAAGTTTTGGGAGAATACCTTTTTCCCTTATATTGATGAACATGGTATTGATACGGTTATTCACTTGGGTGATGTTATGGACAGACGAAAGTTTGTTTCGTATAAGATTGCCAAAGACTTTCGTGAGCGTTTTGTCAAACAATTTGTAGATAGGAATATCAACTTACATATGATGGTTGGTAATCACGATACCTATTACAAAAACACCAATGAGGTAAACTCACTATACGAACTACTTGGTGGGCCTGGTGAAGAGAAACACAAGAATATCCAGTGTTACGATGGCCCGACTACTGTAGAGTTTGATGGTGTTCCTATTCACTTCATGCCGTGGATTTGTCAAGACAACTATGAACAGTCCATGAGAAGTGTTCAAATGACATCTGCACAAATCTGTATGGGACATTTTGAAATCAATGGTTTCGAGATGCACAAAGGACACTTTTCAGAAAACGGTATGGATGGTAACTTCCTAAACAAGTTCGATACTGTATTCTCTGGACACTTCCACAAGAAGTCTGACAACGGACATATCTACTATCTTGGTAATACCTATCAGATGACATGGAGTGACGATGGTTGTCCAAAAGGTTTCCATATCTTTGATACAGAAACAAGAGAGCTAGAGCGTATTGTAAATCCATACACAATCTTTGAAAAGGTTTACTATGATGATACGACAACAAACTATAATGACTTTGACATCTTGACATTGAAGGAAAAGTTTGTTAAGATTGTAGTAGTAAATAAAAAAGATTTGTATCAATTCGATAGATTTATCGACAAGGTTCTGAGTGAGTCTGGAGCCCATGAGGTTAAGATTGTTGAGGACTTCAGTGAACTTGACCCTGAGAATGTTGATGATGAAATCGTAAATAATGCAGAGGATACTGTTACACTATTGGAACGGTATATTGATGAACTAGATATCGACTTGGATAAACCTCGTTTAACCAGTATGATGAAGTCGTTATATGTAGAGGCGAGTGATTTAGAACTGTGATTATTTTTAAGTATGTGCGTTGGAAGAACTTTCTTTCAACAGGTAATAACTTTACCGAAATTCAATTGGATAGAAATCCATCTACACTTATTATTGGAGAGAATGGTGCTGGTAAGTCTACCATTCTTGACGCATTGTGTTTTGGTCTTTTCAACAAACCATTTCGTAACATTTCAAAGAAACAACTAATCAACACTGTCAACGCTGGTTCTACCATTGTTGAGGTGGAGTTCAGTATTGGCCAGAAAGATATTAAGGTTGTGCGTGGTATCAAACCTAACAAGTTTGAAGTGTATGTTAATGACAATATGATTAACCAAGACGCAAACGCAAGAGACTATCAGAAGTATCTGGAACAACAAATCATGGGGTTGAACTATCGTTCATTCACACAGGTTGTTATTCTTGGTTCTTCTACATTTGTTCCTTTCATGCAACTTCCCACAAAGGCTCGCCGTGAGGTGGTTGAGGATATCCTTGACATCAAGATTTTCTCTTTGATGAACTTCCTACTGAAAGGTAAGAACAAGTCTTTGCAAGAAGAGATTCGCAGTGTTGAGTATGAGTATGATTTGACAAAAGAGAAGATTTCTCTACAGGAGAAATTTATTGAAGAAGTTATAAATAACAAGTCAACTATCATTGCCGAGAACAGGCAGAAAATCTATGACAACAATTTCACTATTGATACTAAGAAAGACGATGTAAAGGCACTAGAGATAGAGTCTGATGAATTGTCGTATGATGCAGAAGAGAAGGTAAAACTAGAGAGTAAAATTCGTAAACTTGCAACCACAGAGGCAGCACTGAAAAACAGAAAGGCCGAACATGACCGTCAGATACAATTTTTCCAGAACAACGATGAATGCCCGACTTGCGAACAGAGCATTACAGAATCAACTAAGCAGACGCAAATTAAATCAAGACCCTCAAAAATCGGGGAAATTGAAAACGGTATCACAGATTTACAAAGAATGGAATCAGAAGAACAGTCAAGACTAGATGTCGTTCTTCAGAACCTAGACGCAATTAGAAACAATGATGTTGAGATTGCAAAGATTCGTTCTTCTATTGCAGAACTAGAAAAGTTCAATGCAAAACTTCAGAAAGATATTGAGGCCTATGAAAAGGGTTCTGTATCTGATGAGGACAAAAGTAAACTATCTGAACTTAAAGGTAAGATTGGTTACATTGAAGAACAGAAGACTAAACTCAAAGAAGACCAGTTCTATATTGATGTTGCTCGCAATCTTCTACAGGACAGTGGTATCAAGACAAAGGTAGTGAAACAGTATCTACCTATCATGAACAAACTGGTAAACACATACCTATCCTCTATGGTCTTCTTTGTTCAGTTTCACTTGGATGAGAATTTTAACGAAACCATCAAGTCTCGTTTCAGAGATGAGTTCTCATATGCATCATTCTCTGAAGGTGAAAAGATGCGTATTGACTTGGCACTACTCTTCACATGGAGAGCTGTTGCAAAGATGAAGAATTCTACGAACACCAATCTTCTTATCTTGGATGAGATTTTTGACAGTTCGTTGGATAACACAGGAACAGATGACTTCCTAAAGATTTTGAATACATTCTCTGACCAGAATGTTTTCGTAATATCACACAAACAAGATATGTTGTTTGATAAGTTCAGAAGTGTCGTCAAATTTGAAAAGGTGAAAAATTTCTCAAGGAT